ATACTTTATATATTAACTTAGTAGTATATATAGCTATATAGTAGTATATACTATAGTTATATATATAATAATATAGTATTATAAGTAAAAAGTAGTATAATACTAAAGTTCACACAGTTCACGCAGTTTAATAATTTAGTGGTACCCGGGTAAGGGGGGTTGGGGGGTTGGTTTTAAATTGCACAACCCCTTAAAACTATCCCATAGAAATAAACTTGTCTAGACTTTTTTATTTTTTGAGTAGTCCCACCCACCCACCACATTGTCTAAAATCGTTTTAAACAGCCCTACAAGCGTTTTTTAGGGGATAGGTAAGGGGGTAGGTGCTATGTGAGATATTTTTGCCTTAAAACGGCCTATTTAAACCCATCTATAAAGTGACGTTTTGTACAAAAGTGTATCTAAGCACTCAACTTTCTGACTTTTGTGGAAACCCTATGCCTAAAGTAGCTTTAAATAGCATTGGTAGCCGTTATGGTTCTATTGATGCACTAAACGATAATTTTGATACCATTGAGACGGCGTTTGATAACACGCTCTCAAGGGATGGCACTGGCCCCAATTTCATGCTCAGCAACATTGACATGAACGGCTACGGGCTAATTAACGTTTCCTCAATCACTGTAGGCGGCATCGACTATGTAGTCAAACTAAATAACGATTACACATCTTATTACAATAGTATGACTACCATTTATAACAATTATCTCTCTGTTACACAAAAAGTAACTGTCAGCACAGCTTCTCCAACTGGCGGGGCCAATGGCGACATTTGGTTTAAAGTAAGCACCTAAAGGAACATTATGTCTGCTCTTTCTGATTATTCCGAAAAACTCCTTCTTGACTGGCTAATGACCACTGGTTCTGCCACGCGACCCACCGCTTGGTACGTAGCCCTATACACTGCTGCTCCTTCTGACAGCGGTGGTGGCACCGAAGTGTCTGGTAACGGCTACAGCCGTCAGTCAGTAACTTTTGATGCTGCGTCTAGTCCCGGTGGTACTACTAGTAATAACAACACTGTAAGCTTTACGGCTTCTGGTGGCTCTTGGGGCACTGTTAGCCACATCGGCATTTTTGATAACTCTTCTGGTGGCAACCTACTGTGGCACGGCGGCCTAACGGCTTCCAAAACTATTGGTGATGGTGACACCCTAGAATTTGCAATTGGCAACATTGACCTGACGGTTGCTTAATGGCAGTTGCTGGCTACCGAATTACAGAAGGCGGCGATAGTCGCATTCTGCAAAACGGGGATGTTCGCGTTACCGAAGGCTTTCAAACAGCCGAAGCTGCTCTATCTGCCAGCAGCGGTTTTGATTTTCTTGGAGTATTAAACGCAACAGCCAGTGCGTCAATTACTAGTACGTCTACTCTATCTGCATCTGGAGATGTTACTAGATATGGTGCAAGTATGGTGGCGAACAACAGCGCCGTTTCTGCAACAGGAGCACGAATTACGCAAGGTGCTAGTGCTTTGTCTGCAGAAGGTGCAATGGTTGCTTTCCCGCACCTTATTCTTAAAGGCGCAACCAATCTAAGTGGTAGTTCTACAATTAGCCCAGATGGTAGGGTTAAAAAGTATGTAGAAGTAGTAAGTGGACAAGCCATTTTTACTCGTATTCTTGAAAGCGAAGACACTCGCATCACAGAATCTGGCGATACTCGCATTACTAATATTATCCCAACTAACGAAATAGTAGGATCATTAGTAGCTTATGATGACTATACACCATTTAGCAGCACAGCCTATTATAAAACTGGTGGCGTGTGGAAACAATCAGATGTTTACGTTAAAAACAATGGTAATTGGACTGCACCGCTGGCGGTGTACAAAAAAATCTCTGGTAGCTGGAAAAGGATATACTAATGGCTAACATTAAAATTTCGGACTTAACGGCTGCAGCAGCAGCGTCAGGTACGCAAGAGTTTGAGGTTAACGATAGCCTCACCAGTAAAAAAGTTACTGGCGCACAAATTCTTTCGTATGTTCAAGCAAACACAACTCCTGCATCAATTGGAGCACTAGCAACTTCAGCAATTGGTTCAACTGTTCAAGCATATGATGCAGACCTTGCTGACCTTGCGACAAACGGCCCCGGTACTGGAAACAACCAGTATGTAAAACGCGATGCTTCTGCTAAAGTTCCAATTGGTTCTACATGGAAAGTTTACGAATCAGGCGGTGTTTTGTTTTTTGAAGTAAGTGGTGTTGCAAAAGCAAAACTTGATGGCTCAGGCAACCTTACTGTAACGGGTAACGTTACTGCTTACGGGACTATGTAATTATGCCGTTTCTTCAGTCGTCAGGTGCTATTTCTATTAATCACATTAAAACGTTATTTGGTGGCCCTGCTTCACCTGCACTTTCTAACTACTATCGGGGCGGGGCGTATATCCCATCGACAAAAAGCACAACCACTAGTGTTAGAGAACCATCTTCTGGCAATTACTATCAAATAGGTTCTGGCGGTTCAGTAGTTTCATATTACTGGACGGTGTTTAATAGTGGATTCACGCCCGGTGACCAGAATGGCACCAATAGGTATATGTGGAATAGGTTCCCTAATCAGGGAGAATTATCTATAGGCGGTGGTGTTATTAACAGTTTTACTTCTGGTATTTATACATACTATAAAGGTTCTTATAGAGGGTACACATACGACTCTTATAACGGCTTAACTAACAGTTATTGGGGTATTTACAGAACATATCAAAGTAGTACCACAGTCAATATCAATACGAACGTCCCTACATCTGGGCAGATTTCTATAAGCCAATTTTACGGAGCAGAAAAACCATGAATATTACTCGCGCACTAGTTGCTGTTTATGTATACCCGGAGTTCGCAGGAAGGATGAATGTAGTTCGCCGTGTTCATTGGCTTTTGAAATTTGAACAGGATGGCTTTAGCAGTGATGCTTATGTTGAAACGTTTTTAAACGTTGATAATATTACAAACTTTATTCCTGCCAACGAAATTGGGACAGAACAAGTATTGCAATGGGCGTTTGATACGCAAGGTGGTGATGAGTTTGTCGACACTCTGCGCCCATATCACGCTGAACAGATCGCGTATCAGAAGTCAATTTCTGGTCAGCAGTCCTACACGGACGGGTTCGACTTCATCGTGCAAACCGCCGCTCCGACTGTGCCTTCTTCGGTGCTATGACCTCTCCCCTCGTTCACATTGGCTGTGTCGCCAATTTGTACTCCCGCATGATGCACTTTCGCAAAGCGGGAGACATAGAAATAGGTCACGCACACCAGTTTGACCACTTGACTCTACTAGCCAAGGGAAAACTTAAGGTTACTGTAGAAGGTCAAGTGACTGAGTTTACCGCCCCGCACATGATATACATCCACAAGGACAAAATACATGAGCTTGTAGCTATGGTTGACAATACTGTGGCTTACTGCATACACGCTTTACGTGATAAAGAAAATAACGAAATTCTTGATCCGTCTATGATTCCTGCTGGAGTAAATCCTTTGTCTTTAGCTGGCCCCATTTGTTCTTAATTTAGTGTAAAATTTATGGCAGAAGAAGTAACACACGCAGAAATTTATGCTCGACTCATTGAAGTTGAAAGTAAAGTAGATTGTATTAATCAACGTACACAAGATGTAGTTGATGCCTTTAATGCTGCGCGTGGAGCTTTTACTGTGCTTGAGTTTATTGCTAAAATAGCTAAACCACTTTTATGGATAGGTGGTTTAGTTGCAGCAATTGGTGCAATGTGGTCTAACTACAAACCATAATGGATCCAATTACAGCCGCAGCTACCGCGTTTGCAGCAGCACAAACGGCTGTAGCTACAATTAAAAAAGCACAAGCATTAGGTAAAGACATTTCCAACATTATTGGAGAGTTTGGTAAATTTTTTGATGCTAAAGACGTAGTTCAAAAAGCAGCAAATGATTTAGGTAAAAAAGGACAATCCGATACTAGTAAAGCATTAGAAATTGTAATGCATGCTGAACAGCTTAGACAAGCTGAAGAAGAACTAAAACATCTTTTAATTTACGGATATGGGCAAGCGGGTCTTTGGGAACAACTTCTTCTTGAACGCAGCAAGATACGTCAAGCTAAAGAACGAGAAGCGCGTGAGTTAGAACGTAAACGTAAAAAAATAGCTAAACAACGTGTAGATTGGGCAATTGGTATTGCCGTTATGCTTGCAGTAGGAACAGCACTTACATCAATATTAATAATGATTGTTTCAGTAGTTAATTCAAGGGGTAACGCATGGATTGGTTAAAACAAATTGCACCAACAATTGCAACTGCACTAGGTGGCCCTCTTGCTGGCATGGCTGTATCAGCAATTGCTAAAGCTGTAGGTGTAGATGAGGATAAAGTACAAGATTTAATTTCTAGCAATAAAATGACACCTGAACAAATTGCACAGGTTAAGATTGCCGAGATTGAACTTAAAAAACAAGAAAATGAATTGGGCCTCAACTTTGAGGCTCTTGCTGTAGATGATAGGAAGTCTGCTCGTGAAATGCAAGCAGCTACTCGGTCTTTAGTGCCTCCTATGCTTGCTGGTGCTGTAACTATTGGATTTTTTGGCATTTTAGGCATGATGTTATTTGGAACAATGGACGCTAATAATCCTGCAATTTTAATGATGCTTGGTAGTCTAGGCACTGCGTGGACAGGTATTATCGCCTATTATTTTGGTTCGTCTGCTGGTTCACAAGCTAAAACAGAAATGCTTTCTAAAACTAATAAATGACACAACTATCTAGAAACTTTACACTAGCAGAATTGTGCAAATCAGAAGTTGCTATTCGTCGCAACATTGATAACACTCCTTCTGAAAAAGTACAAAATAATTTACATATTCTTGTTGCTAATGTGCTACAACCATTGCGTGATAAGTTTGGGCCAGTAACCATTAACAGTGGATATAGGAGTCCCGCAGTAAACACCGCTGTGGGAGGCAGCCCTTACAGCGATCATTGTTTAGGTATGGCAGCAGACATTGAGATTGTAGGCATTGACAATAAAGTATTAGCTGAATACATCCAAGATAACTTTAAGTTTACTCAACTTATTTTAGAGTTTTACACAGACGATGTACCTGACAGTGGTTGGGTACATGTTTCGTATGATGAAAAAGATTTAAAGTGCCAAGTTCTTCGTGCCGTTAAAGAAAACGGCAAAACTGTTTATCATAAAGGAATTTAATATGCCAATGGCTCAAGGTAAATCTCAAAAAGCAATTAGCAAGAACATTAAAGCAGAAATGAAGAAGGGTAAGCCTCAAAAGCAAGCCATTGCCATTGCACTAAGCAAAGCAGGTAAGTCACTACCTGAGCGTGGTGAGCGCACTGCTAAACACATGGCTAACAAAGCAAAGAAAAAATGAAGCTAGTGTATGTAGTGTGGGAAGACGCTACAGAGCTAGATGTGACAGCATGGGCAGAGCACGAGGAAGAATTTACATACACTCCCGTACATTGTAAACAAGTAGGTTTCTTACTATACGATGGGCCTGAAGGCATTGTTGTTACGAATGGCGTAATTGAAGACGGCACTGTAGCTCGTCGAAACCAAATACCTCGCGGTATGATTAGGAGAATTGAATGGTTGACCGAACCAAGTTCCTCGACGGAAGCGGCAAGCGAGTAGTTTTACAACTATTTAAAGAGTTTGCTAGAGTAGACGTTAAATTTAAACCCGTATATACACTGCAAGAGTGGAAAGAGGTCTTTTTAGACTGCCGTGATCCTTCTGAGTATAGTGTGGCTATGGCACTGCTAGGTGATTGGGATCACTGGTTAGAAGTGCGTAACCACCCTATTATTAAACCACACATTGATAAGTGGCATTCTGAACTGGAAGTTAAACTGCGTTCTGAAGCCATTCAACAGATGAAGGCACATGCTAAACAACCCGGAGGCACTGCAGCAGCTAAATGGTTGGCAGACAAAGGATATGCTCAGGAAGGGGCTAAAAAGCCCGTAGGACGGCCTAAGAAAGAAGAAGAGGTACTACCCCCTTCTGCAGGTCGAATTGCAGGTGATATGGCTCGTTTAGGTATTGTTGTAGGGGGTAAGAAGTAATGCCGTACATGACTAACGGAAAACGTGATTATAAAAAACAATATGAAAAGTATGACGGCAAAAACGACGTAAAAAAAGATCGTGCTAAACGCAATGGTGCTCGTCGTATGTTAGAGCGTGAAGGCCGAGTGTCTAAAGGAGATGGTAATGATGTTGACCATAAAACACCACTTAGCAAAGGTGGAAGCAACGCTAAGAAAAATCTTCGTGTACGTTCGTCAACTGCTAACAAAAGTTTTTCACGCACTAAAACTGGGAAAATGAAATGACCAAGAAACCAGCTAAGTCTAAAGTAAACGCCGCTGGTGTCTACACTAAACCCACCATGCGTAAGGCATTGTTTGAAAAAATTAAAGCAGGCAGTAAGGGTGGTGATCCCGGTGAATGGTCTGCACGTAAAGCACAAATGCTTGCTCGTGAGTACAAAGCTAAAGGTGGAGGTTACAAATCGTGAGCAAATCTGCTAAACATTATTTACCAAACGGGAAAGAATATAAAGGCCCAGTGCATAAAATGGGCAACCAATTGCACACAGGCGCAAAACACTCTGAAAAAAGTCAAAAGCTAACGCATACACCACCTAAGAAAAAGAAATGAAAAACCCACAACAATCGTTGCGCGAGTGGACTGCACAAAAGTGGCGTACTTCTGACGGCAAACCTTCTAAAGGCAAAAAGCGTTACCTACCTGATGCTGCTTGGAAAGCCCTGTCTCCTGCTGAAAAAGCTGCTACTAATAAAGCTAAAGCCAAAGGCAATGCTAAAGGTAAACAGTTTGTAGCTCAACCTAAAAAAATTGCTGCTAAAACAGCTAAATATCGTTAAGGATAATTATGGCTAAAGACCCTCGACTAGAACGTGCTGGCGTGTCTGGTTTTAACAAACCTAAGCGCACTCCTAGCCATCCTACTAAATCACACGTTGTTGTTGCCAAAGAAGGCGATAAAGTAAAAACTATTCGATTTGGGCAGCAAGGTGTTTCTGGTAGCCCTAAGAAAGAAGGCGAATCTGAAAGCTACCGCAAGCGTCGTGAATCTTTTAAAGCTCGTCATGCCAGTAACATTTCTAAAGGTAAAATGAGTGCTGCTTATTGGGCAGACAAAGTTAAGTGGTAATGACAGAAAAAGAACTAGTAAAACAGGCTGCGGAAGCAGACCTGTTAACTTTTATTAAACTTGTTGCACCGCATCGTGTACTCGGTGCAGTGCATGAAGAGCTTTGTGTTTGGTGGCAACGTGAGGATGCTAAAGACAACCAGCTAGTGTTATTGCCTCGGGATCATCAAAAGTCAGCTATGATTGCCTATCGTGTAGCACATCACATTACTAAGCATCCTGAAGCAACTGTACTGTATGTTTCTGCAACAGCTAACCTTGCAGAGAAGCAGTTAAAAGCTGTAAAAGATATTTTGCTGTCAGACATTTATCGTTTTTATTGGCCCGAAATGGTCAATGAATTGGAAGGTAAGCGTGAACGTTGGGCT